CGTCTCCAATGCCACAAACGGCATCGAACCACCTCGTGGATTTTTATCAATTAAGAAATCTAAAAAAGGTCCTCTCAAACAAATTGTTCCACAATATCAACATCTTAAAAACAACTATACGTTGCTTTGGGATATGCCTAGCAATCGTGGTTATATTAATATTGTTGCAGTTATGCAGAAATTCTTCGATCAAGCAATTTCTGGAAACTGGTCGTATAATCCAGAAAATTATACCAATAATGAAGTTCCTGTTAGCGTAATGGCACAAGATATGCTTACTTGTTTTAAACTTGGGCATAAGACGGCATATTATCAAAATACATATGACAATAAGACCGACGAAATTAAGGAGGAAAAAACTAATATTGACGATTTGGTTAAAGAACTTTTAGAAGGGGGGGAAGACGACTGTGAATCCTGTAAAATTTAGAATCACTGCAGAGAAAGAAAAAATGATTGAAGGAATGACCGTATTTAATACTCAAGAGGTAGATGCCAAAAAGCAACCTATGTTTTTTGGTGCTCCTCTTGGAGTTCAAAGATATGATTCTTATAAGTATCCTGTCTTTGATAAATTAACTCAACAACAGTTAGGATATTTCTGGAGACCTGAAGAAGTTTCTTTGCAGAAAGATCGTTCGGATTATCAAACTCTTCGTCCAGAACAAAAGCACATCTTTACTTCTAATTTGAAGTATCAAATTCTTTTGGATTCAGTTCAAGGTCGTGGTCCAGGGATGGCATTTGCACCTTACTGTTCACTTCCAGAATTGGAAGCCTGTATGAAGGTTTGGGAGTTTATGGAGATGATCCATAGTCGTTCCTATACATACATTATTAAGAATGTTTATTCTGATCCAACAGAAGTTTTTGATTCCATTTTAAATAATGAAAAGATTTTAGAAAGAGCATCATCAGTTACTGGTGCTTATGATGACTTTATTAATTCCGCACAACTTTATGGAAACTCAAATCTTTGGGTTCACGCACAAGAAGGTGCTGGATATGCGAAAGATGAACGTATTGAACTCAAAAGAAAACTCTATCGTGCAGTCGCAAATGTCAATATTCTCGAAGGTATCAGGTTTTACGTTTCGTTCGCTTGCAGCTTTGCGTTTGGTGAACTCAAACTTATGGAAGGATCCGCTAAAATTATCTCTCTCATCGCAAGAGACGAAAATCAGCACCTTGTCATTACTCAAAACATCCTCAATAAGTGGCGTGAAGGAGATGATGCAGAAATGCAACAAATTTCTAAAGAAGAAGAGGAATGGGTAAGAAGTGCTTTTGATAATTGTGTAAATGAGGAGAAAAGGTGGGCAGAGTATTTGTTTAAAGATGGTTCAATGATTGGATTGAACGACAAACTCCTTTGGAGTTATGTTGAGTGGATTGCTAATCGTCGAATGAAATCTATTGGTATTAAACCACTTTATGATATTTCTGCTAAGAACAATCCTCTTCCTTGGACAGAGCATTGGATTAGTTCCAAAGGACTTCAAGTCAGCCCACAACAAACGCAGGTGCAGTCTTATATTGTTGGTGGAATTAAACAAGATGTTGCTGCAAACACATTTGCTGGATTTCAACTTTGACTAATACAAGAAACTGAAATATAATATTATATAAATAGTATTAGAGTTCAGTTTCTTGTTTATGTATTATGTTTATGAATTAATAGACCCAAGAGTCAATCTGCCTTTTTATGTTGGAAAGGGAAAAGATGATCGGGTTTATTTTCATTTGTCCGAAAAAACAAGAGCAAAAAGTGATAATGAAAGAAAATTTAATAAAATACAAAAAATAAGAAAGGAGGGGTATGAACCAGAAGTCAAAATAGTTGAATATTTTGAAAATGAAAATGATGCTTATTTTTATGAAGAATCATTAATACAAAAATATGGAAGAATACGATATGATGAGGGTGGAATATTAACAAATATTTGTGAAAGCTCAAGACCACCAAATCATAGAGGAAAAACATACCAAGAAATATATGGTGATAAGTGGGAAGACCAAATAGAAAAAAGAAGAAATTTGCAACTTTCTGTTGGTGGATATGGACCTAAAAAACATAGTGAAGAAACAAAAAGGAAAATAAGTAAAAAGGTTGCGGGAGAGAATAATCCAAGTTATGGTATTCCTTGTAGTGAAGAAAGAAAAAGAAAAATAAGTGAAAAGGCAAAGGAAAGATATGCTGCAGGTTTTAAACCACCATCTGCAAAAATTTGGAAACTCACATCTCCAGAAAATAAAGAATATGTTATTGTTGGTGGATTAAAGGAGTTTTGTAAATCTCAAAATATCTCATATGCTACTATGAGTGCCGCAATTAAGTATGATAGAAGAGGTCCAAGAAGAAATGGGTGGAGTATTGAAGAGAAAATTTAGAATATCACTACCAGAAGATGAGTGTGTAATAAAACTTCAAGAGTATTGTAGTTTTTCTTCTATTCTATTGAAAGTTCCTGTGGTAGTTAAACCTCTATGTTCTGATGCAAACTGCCACAATAATGTAAATAAGTATGTAAATACTTATGGGGGGGAAAGAATAAGTGGATATTATCTAATTACAGATATTGATGATGAGAATTATGGATGTGCGATATACCATAGCATCTGGAAAAATACTTATGGAAACTTAATAGATATAACACCATTTGAAGATAGTAGAGAATATAATATGTTTTGTGAGTTCAATGGTAAAGACTATTATTCTGGTGTTATTTTTAACAATGGAGAATATGAAGTATTAAAACCAGGATTAAATGTAATATGAGGGGTTACGACCCCTCTTTTTTTTATAAATAAAAAAAAGTATTACTTATTCATATGTCTGGAATTTCTAAGTTCAAAAGAATTTACAGTGAGGGTGTTGCAGCAGAACATCCAGACGTTGCGGGACAACCAGAATTTGCAAGTAAAGCAGATAAAGAAATTGCTCGTAGAAGAGCAGCAAGAGCAAAGAAAGCAGGACCACAACTTCCAAGTTTTGTTGCGTCAGTAAAGAAAGAAGAAACTGAACTTGATGAAGAAAAACGTCCATTTCCTTTTGAAAAAGTAGAAGCAAAAAAAGAAAAAGTAAAAAAAGGTTCTCTATATGCTAGAGACAAAGGGGATTCTTCTCCAGTCAGTGATTCTGAAATGGAAGCAACCAGAAAATTTAACAAAATGAGTGTAGTTAGTGCTGCTGAAACTAGAAAAAAACAAAAAGCAGATAGAAACGAAGAGTTTGAACTTGATGAAAAGATTGATGTGGGTGCTGATGCTGGTGCGACAATCAGTGATTTCGTTCATTCAAAAAGCAAAACTTTCAAGGGTGATAGCAAAAAGCAAAGAATTAAGAGAGCACTTGGTGCTTATTATGCGGCACAAAGAGAAGAAACAGAAAATATTTACAACTATGTAATTGAAACTTTGGTTGCTGCAGATTATGCAGAGAGTTATGAAACTGCTGAAAATATGTTCGAACATATGAGTAGTGAATTTGTAGCAGTTATTCTTGAAGAGTATATTGAAGAAGCAAAACGTTCAAGAACTGAAAGAAGAGCAAAAAATGCTGGAAAGAAAGGATATAATAAAGAAGGAAAACCTGTTCCCAAAGTTAGCAAAACACACGTTATACATGATGTGGATGATAATGTCGCAGACCAAAGACATCCAGATGCTGCTAAAATTGATTTACACAAAAAGGACTCAGGTTCCTATAAACACGTTAAAGCAATGACCCCCAGTGAATTTGCCCATACCCCACTTGAACCCAAACATGAATATGGATTTGATGAATTTAGAGATACAGATAAATTCAAAAAAACTACTAAAAAAACAAAAGTAGCTGGAATGGGAGATAGTCCAAGAAGACCCGCAAAAAAATCTGTTGTTACTGCTCGTGGGGGATCTGCATTTGGAAGTAATAAACCTAGCACTCCTATGGATGACCCCGGATCATTTGCGAAGGATTTGAGGGACAGAATTGGAATAAGAGGTCTGAAAAGAAAAGATGTTCATTTTACTGGTGGAATGAGTAAAGGACCAAATAAAGGTCTTTCTGGTCCTAAAAAAAAGGGTAAATTAGTTTCAAAAATTGTAGACCCAAGTGATAGGAAAGAAATAACAACAGATGATCACCTTGGTAATACAAGAGCTATGGCTGCTGCCGCAAGTGCTGCTGCACCCCAGGCTAAAGTTGTAGCATATCAATCAAGACCTGCTACAAGAAAACCAAAAGGAAAAGGAAAAGTTGGAGATATAGTTCCAAAAAGAGTTGGTAAGGAAAATAAACCAGGAGATACTAATATAGGAATAAGAGCTAACTCAGGTGCTCCAAAATCTACTAAACAAACACAAAGAGCACGTAAAAAAGCAAGAAGAGGTATGGGAGAAGAGATGTCTTCTTATGAATACTGGAAACAGTTTGTTGATTGATTATGAAAACATTTAAACAGTTTTGTATCGAAGCATACCAAATACAAGAACTTTTTGGGTTTGGTGAAACCCCAAAACCAAAACCTTCCAATAAAGTTTTAGCTTATAAGAATTATCAATCAGGTGTTTTGGATAAAGATACTGGTAAATTCACTCAAAGAACACATAGTGATGAGGAGCAACAAAGATATGGATGGAAACCAGTAAAGGTAAGTTCTTATAGTAAAGCAGATACACCAGGGCCAAAAACTGCTAGTGGGCACAAATTTGATGATAATCAGAGATTAGTTGCTGTTCCTTATAAGTACAAAGAGAAGGAAGTACCAAAAGGAGTGTGGAAAGGTACTCCATCTACACCTTTTGGTACTAAAATGGACCTCACAACAAAACCTATGGGAACAGCAACAAAGGTTGTTAAAACTTCAGTTCAAGATACTGGTAATTTTGGAAGAGCAGGAGATACTAATAAAGAAGTTAAGATGGATTTGAGTTTGAGAACAGCAAAAGATTTAGCACCAGTCTCTACAGCAAATGAATTTGGAAAAAGAATGGTATATGCTAAGGTTTCACCATCTGCGAGTAAATAAAAAGAATAAATAAGTATAGAAAAGTACTTTTTACTACTCCTAAGAAGATGAATAGAAAAGATTTGGACGCCTTGAATGAGTTGTATTTGGGTGTTTATAGTGGGGAGCAGTTGAATGAAGGTCCACTTACACCAGATCAAATTAAATACAGAAATGAACGTGCTGGATTAGGGGTAGTAAGTAGAGGTGGTAAATTTGTAGCAACGGGAAAAGTCGATCCAAATTTGACTAGCGATTGGGAATGGATGACCAGTAGTCAAGCAGGCAAAAGGCAACAACTAAGAGCTCAGAAACTTGCTGCTGACTTGAATAAAAAACAACAAGAAGTAAGAATATCAAGAGCACAAAATGCTGCTATTGCAGCAGCAGATAAGGCAGAAAAAGCAAAAGCAGCACAATCACAAAGACCAGCAGCAGGTTCAGGTTCAACACCTCCACCAAGACCAGCATCGTCTGCTCCAGTTCTTTCAAAGAAAGACGGAGTAGAAGGAACAGGAGTTGGTGCTAATTTTAAAGCAAGAGCATTTACTGCCACAGAGAAGTCCCGTTATGCAAGTGTTGCCGCACAAAATGCAGCAAGGAATTCTGCATCATCGGCACCAAAACCCCCAACACCAGCAATTGGAAAGTTAGGAAACACTTCATTTGAAAGAAGAACACCAACTTCTGCTGAACTTAAAGCAGCACAAGGAGAAAGAGCAAGACAAAAATCTGCTGGAGAAAATACTAGTACAAAACAGAATTCAGAAAAGGCACTTCAAGCAGCACAGAAGACCAATCTTCCTACAACTGGACCAACTTCTGCAACCCCTGATTTGGGAAGTATAGGTAGAGATCTAGCACGAGCAAACACAGTACAAAATTTGAATAGAGCACCCGCAGGTTCTGCGGCTGCTAAAGCATTACCAGTAAAACCAGCACCAGCACCTACACCTTCACAGATTGCAGGTGCTTCTCAAGGAATTGAACCAAAACCTATAAATAATACAAAGACTAAACCAATACAAATGAAACCAGAATCTTACGAATGGCCTTCTGCAAAAACAATTAGAGATATTGCAGGTGCTTATGCTTCAATCTACGAAGCAAAGAAAAAAGACCAAGACCAAGATGGTGATAATGACTTTGCAGATGTAAGAATTGCAAGAATGATTGCATCTGGAATGTCTAAGGCAGAAGCAATCGCAGCAGTTAGAAATAAGTCATATAATGAAGAAGTTGAGATTGATGAAGCAACTGCGATGGCTAAGAGAGGTCATGATGAAACCGAAATTCGTAATAAGATTGCAAAATCAACAGGTGGAGGAGAGGCTGCTGATAGAGCAACTGCATTAGCAGATAGGCAAACTTTTAGAGGTAGTGGATCGGCAAGAGATAGATTTGCAAGAACACAGAGAGGTGATTTCCGTAAGACAACTTCTTCAAATCCTGGTCTTCACGGATATGCTCACCAGTCCAATGACCCTGCCGTAAAAGCAAAGCAGGCAGCAAGAGGAGCACAAAGAGGTGTTCTGACCCCTAGAGAGAAAAAGCAACTCAATAGAGAGTCATATGAAGCATATGAGTTTGTAGCATCATATCTTCTTGAAAATAATTTTGCATCAACAGTTGAAGATGCAAATGCAATTATCAACAATATGAGTGAAGGTTGGTTCAACCAAATTATAGAAGGATAAAACACTTTTATTATAATACACCAAGCACCTCTTGACAGGTGCTTTTTTTATGACTATAATCACTCTGTTAGGGTTGAAGATAAGTTATATCTATAAATAACTTGAATATTATTAGGGACCCAGATGAGTTATGAAAACCCTTGGTTATATCAAGGAAAAGTTTTTGAGACAGAAGATATTCAAGAGAATTTTGGATTTGTTTATTTGATAGAATTTTTTTAGAATCATAAATTATTTAAACTCTTTTCTTTGTAAAATATCAATATTTCTATTTTTTTGGTATATTGAAAGACCAGAAGCAGTAGAAATATATCCAGTGATTAAACATTCCCATAATTTTAAATTATGATTTATTTTATTTTTTATTGTTTTTAAATTTATAGGATTCCCATCAACATAAAATATTTTATTTTTTTCAATTAATTCTATATACTTGTTCCAATGAATATCTTTTTCTTTCATATAAGAAATTACACTATCCCAAGTGTTAATTCCATCTGTTATTGCTTTTTTTCTTGACGAAAATAATTTTTCTTTATGTTCATCGGTAAGTTTTGAACCATACATAGGATTTCCTTCACCAGAAAACATCTCACTTAATTTTTCTCTAACTTCTGGTCTTTTTGCTGGATTGTTTTCTCCAATCATTCTATCTTTTGCCAATTCTCTAAATTTATCATTCTTTAATACTACTTCATATATCCCTGCTCTTTCGGTTACAAAAAATCTTCCTTCAATATTTGTATTATAATATTCGTCAGTCATTAACACATTTCTTTTAAATTGTTCATAAGTTTCAAAATAAGACATAGATTTTTTGTGAGGACATAGATAAAGTATTTCTCTCAAGAAATTTTCTTTTCCAATTAAATTAATATCTTCCTTTAATCCATCACAAGAGCCATAATAATGTCTCCAATCACTTTCTTTCTTTTTTCTTCTTCCAGTTTTTCTATCTTTTTGACGAGTCCAAAAATGTTTCTTACCAACATACTTTTTATTATTCGTGAGATTAGTAATTAAATATACAAACCCTTCCATTTCTTTTGGGATTTCAATTAAATCTTCTTCGTTATATTTCCATTCCATAAAAATACTTTCTTCCGTTAAAATTATTTATAGAAAATACTTTTGGTCTTTTGTAACATAGAACAACATAAGGGGTATGTTGCTAAAATTTTGAACGTGTGATAGGATATAAACATACTTTCAAGATACTTTAGGAAGGATTACTTCAATGAAACTTCACGTCAAGAAAATGTGCAATGATGTGATTAATAATCATATTGACCGTATGCATTCTTTATGTGATGAAAAAAGAATTAAAGATGCCGAAAGTGTTTATAGTGAAATTCGTGATTGGGTAATTCAAAAAGAAAATCTTGAAGTATTATCTTTGGAATATATCAGTGGTTATTTTGTAGATTTTGAATAAAATCTAAATAATCTGATATAATGAAAAAATCCTTAAGGATTCCTATTATGAGTAGGTTTTAATATTATGAGTTTTTGATCGTGACAATTAGAGCCGTGGAAGGTGCCTCCCGAGAGGGTTGGTATACCCCCCTTCTATACGGATGTAGAGTTCAATTATTTTAAATGCAATCAATCTTTACAGTAGCCTTGCCCCTTTTGGCAACGGTTACAACCAGCACGGCATCACTGCCATTCGTCAAATACAAGATGCAAGGTCCTCCTCCACCATTGGAAGAACTAACCAAATTGAATCTTGTAGATGAAAAGAAGACAGCAATCCGAGAGGTTGCTCCCGAAAAACCAAAAGAGAAAAGGTTAATTTGTAAAGGGTGTTCAGAACATGAATCACTTGCCTTGGATTATTTCCAAGAACAAGGAATTAAAGACAGAAACGCCCTTGCTACTATCCTGGGCAATATTAAGCAGGAATCTATGTTCGTCCCTAATATTTGTGAAGGTGGTAGTAGGACTCAGTACCATCACTGCGGTCGTGGTTATGGTCTGATCCAATGGACATCTGCCGATCGTTATTATGGATTGGGTGATTTTGCTAAGAGATTTGGTGGAAATCCATCATCTTTTCAAACGCAACTTGGTTATCTAACGACTGAGGTTCAATGGAAACGAATTGCTGACAGGATGAAAACTCCTGGAAAATCTATCAATCGTTACATGGACTATGCGTATAGTTGGATTGGTTGGGGCATTCATGGTGCTCGCACATCTTATGCTCATGAATATGCTTCTAAACTGATCACGGTAGAAGTTTGATAAAATAGAATAAATGTGGGGAGTTCTGTAAATCTCCCCCTTAATAAAATTTTAATTGACTTAAGACCTAAAGTGTCCTAAGATACTTTTGTCTTAAGGTTTGCTTAAGACCTCCTAAATAACGAAGATTTACTTTGTTGTAAATCTTCACAATATCGTTTAGTATATAAAAACATTTTTATGAAAATCAAACAACTGATGCTTGCACCCGTTGCCCTTGGTATGATTGCTCCTGCTGCTGCGAATGCCGCAGATCTTAATATTGCAGCAGTCAATCAATACTCTTCTGAGCAGGCAACAAGCGTCACTCAATTCTCTGATGTTCAACCTTCCGATTGGGCATATCAGGCACTCAGCAACCTTGTAGAGCGTTATGGTTGCGTTGCTGGTTATCCTAACGGCACTTATGGTGGTGGTAAGGCAATGACCCGTTATGAGGCAGCAGCACTTCTGAATGCTTGCCTTGATCGTGTAACCGAAGTGACTGATGAACTCCAACGTCTTTCGAAAGAGTTTTCTGAAGAACTTCTAGTTATTCGTGGTCGTGTTGATAAACTCGAAGCACAAGTTGGACAACTTCAGGCAACTCAGTTCTCCACTACATCTAAATTGCGTGGTGAAGCAACCTTCGTTCTTGGTGGTGTAGAAGGCGCTCGTCTTGCTAATAATTCTAACGTTGGCAACACAGCATTCAACTATGATGTTCGTCTGAACTTTGATACTTCCTTCACGGGTAAGGATTTGCTGAAGACTCGTCTGCGTTCTGGTAATTTCTCCAGTCAACCCTTTGGTTCTTCCTCTTCTCTGTTCAAACTGGATAAGGCAGAAAGTTTTGCCAATGCTGTACAACTTGACCGTCTGTACTATCAGTTCCCTGCACTTGCTAAAGGTGTGACTCTGACTGCTGGTGCTCTGGTTCGTAACACTGAGATGTCTTGGATTCCTACTGCTTATAAGTCTGACATTCTGGACTTCTTTGCTGTTGCTGGTGCTCCCGGTGTCTACAACAAGGCAACTGGTTCTGGTTTCGGTGCTCAGTGGGCACAACCTACCAAGAAAGGTAAGGGTGGTTTCGTTGCTGGTGTAAACTATGTTGCCCAGAACGGTTCTGATTCTAGCAAAGGTGAATTTGATGAATCTGGTGCTCTGAATACTCTGGCACAGTTTGGTTATCGTGCTCCTCAGTACGGCATTGCATTTGGTTATCGTTATGGTACTGAAGGTACTCGTGTTCGTACCTTCAACGGTGTTGCTGGTAATGCTGGCACTCTTGCTGCTAATCAAACCTCTAATGGTTATGCATTGAATGCTTATTGGCAACCTAAGAAGGCAGGCATTGTTCCTTCAATCTCTGGTGCCTATGGTTGGAACACTGTAGAAGGTCCTGCTACTCCCCGTGCTGCTACTAAGTCTCAGACTTGGTTTGCTGGTGTCCAGTGGGCAGATGTGTTTGCTAAGGGTAATGCTGCTGGTTTTGCCATCGGTGCTCCTGGCAACGCTGCTTCCCTTAAAAAGGATTCCCTGATGTGGGAAACCTTCTATCGCTATCGTGTGAGTGATAATATCAGCATCACTCCTGCAATCTTCTATGTCTCTAATAATCAGGGATTCAAGAATGCTTCCTCTAACTATGGTGGTGTAATTCAGACCCAGTTTAGGTTCTGATATTTTTTATATCTCAATCCCCCCTATGGGGGATTTTTTTTATGGATAAAAAATTTTTCTTTCTTATAAATACTTCAAAAAAGAAGTATAATGGAAAAATTGTTTAAACTTTTAAGTGATGCTCAGGCATCACTTTTTTTGCTATTTCAAAAAACATGGGTTTATCATTGGCATATTGTTGGACCTGATTTTAAACAAATTCATGATTTGTTCGGTGAGCAATATTTACAAATTCAAGAAGAAGTTGATCGTATCTCAGAACATATGAGATTTTTGAATATTAAACCAATTAGTTCTTTGTCTAGAGTTTTAGAAGTTTCTGGTGTTGGAGAAGCAAAAACTAATATTTCTGAAATGGAAATGATTAAAGATTTGCTTGAAGGTCATAAAAAGATTATAGATATGTTAGGTGAAGTTGCTGAAGAAGCAGAAAATCAAAAATCAAGAGGAACTGTCAATATTGTTGATGATCTGAACGAAGCACATGGAAAGTTTGTTTGGATGTTGAGATCTTTTCTTGAATAAAAAAAAATAATGTTATAATATGAAAACTTGACAAATTAAAGGAATATACTAAAATGTTAAAGATTAGATGTAAAATGTGCAATGTAGAATTATTATCACATCCAACACAAACCAAATGTTGTGGATGTGATAATATGACAACCACAAAAGGCGAAACTATTACTGCTATAGATTTGACAAAGGTTGAATTGATATCAAATTCAAATCAAAAAAATAATTCTTCTTCTATTTTTTCTAGAGAAGATCTTGCTTATCAAGAGTCAAGAAGAAATCGGAAAATTAGAAAAATGGAATTTGAAATAAAATAAGTAATTAATTTTATTTGTAAGTAGCAAATAGGTTTCAATTTCCAGTTAAAGAATTGGTGGCGAGACCAAAAGATCTATAGGAGAGTTGCATAAACTCTCTTTTTTTTGTATAATGATACAAAAGACTTTATCATATGAAAGTTGCTTTAATTACTGGTATTACGGGACAAGATGGATCTTATCTTGCAGAACTTCTTTTGGAAAAAGGATATCAGGTTCATGGTATTATTAGGAGATCTTCTTTAATTAATACCCATAGAATTGATCATATTTACAATAGATTGCATCTCCACTATGGAGATCTCACTGATAGTACTAATCTTGTTAGAGTTATTCAATTAGTTCAACCGGATGAAATTTATAATCTTGGTGCTCAGAGTCATGTCAAAGTATCCTTTGAGATGCCTGAATACACTGCTGATGTGGATGCTATAGGAACTCTTAGGGTTCTTGAATCAGTGCGTCTCCTGGGCATGGAAGACCGTGTACGCATCTACCAGGCATCTACAAGTGAACTCTACGGATTAGTTCAGGAGACCCCACAGAAGGAGAATACACCCTTCTATCCACGATCTCCTTATGGTGTGGCAAAACTCTATGGATATTGGATTACGAAGAACTATCGTGAGGCATATGGAATGTATGCCTGCACTGGTATTCTCTTCAATCACGAATCTCCTCGTCGTGGTGAGACTTTTGTAACTCGTAAGATTACGCAGGCACTCTCTAAGATTTCTGTTGGACTTCAAGATTGTTTGTATCTGGGCAACTTGAATGCTAAACGGGATTGGGGACATGCTCAGGACTTTGTAGAAGCAATGTGGTTGATGCTTCAACAGGATGAACCCGATGATTATGTGATTGCTACTGGAGAACAGTATTCTGTTCGTGAATTTGTAAATGAAGCAGCACCTTATTTTGGTATGAATATTGTATGGTTTGGTGAAGGTTTGGATGAAGT